GTTGTAATTTACATCCAGGATGGTATTGAGGCAATTCTTAAAAACTACTTGTTTGAATTTAATACAGCTCAGACAAGATTGGAAATTAAAACACTTGCTGATAACTTCTTAACAACTGTTCAAAATGACGACGGTGTATTTGACTTCAGAAATATTATGGATGAAACTAATAATACACCAGAGGTTATTGATCAAAATGTTGGTATCTTAGATACTTATATTGAGCCGGTAAGAGGAATGGAAGTACTCGTTCAAAGAACTACAATTCTTAAGACAGGCGCAATAAGCTCAGGTAACTTCCAATAAGAAAAGAAAGATGAATATATAAAAAAATAAGATAAGTTATGCCATTACCACATTATACACAATCAAGGGCTAGCAGTCAGAGATACGAACCTATCCAACCTAATTTATTTGAGGTGACTGTGTTTACGCCACTAGGTGATGATACTGGGTTAATCTTGGAACAGGTTAAAACAATTGGAGGATTGAATAACCTTAATCCATCTGTAGATGCAATAGGTCAGAAATATAAATTTGCTGATCGTTCATATGCAGGGATGCCAGGGCAGACATTCATGGATCTCACCGTTAACTTCAGTTTGAACTTAAACGAAGCAAACGAAAACTACATTTACAATACATTCCGTAACTGGTATAAATTGGTTTACGATCCATTGACCGGCGAAATGGGATTAAAGAGGGATTATGTTGGAAGTATGATTATTGTACAATACAACAGAGCAGGTGATATCTTTAGACAGATTACCTGTAAAGATGTATTCCCAACAGGACAACCTGATTTTGTAGATGAATTGAGTTATGAAACTCCAGATGCTGTTGATTTAACGATGACTTATCGTTGTGATCATTGGGTTGAGGAGAATGTTGGTGCTGGAACCTAATTCAAATTAAACTTATATAAAACTGGCCTTAGGGCCAGTTTTTTTGTCATTACCCTAATATATAATATAGAATACATAATCTAAAATCATGAAGATATTTAAAGTAGAGAATCGAACAAATGGAAAAGTTTATGTAGGCTATTCAGTTAATGACAATCCTAATAACTTAGGGTCTGGCAAATACATTAAGAGAGCAATAAAGGATTTTGGTACGAAAGCCTTTGTTAAAACTATTCTTGAAGAATTTGATACAGATGAGTCATTAGGTCATATTATGGAAAGAGTAGAGTTTTGGATTAAAAAATACAAAGCTGACAATCCTAAGTATGGTTACAATGAAAGCGTACAGGAAATGATTCCACAAAAGAAAAGACTTACAAAAAAGTTACAAGTTCTTTTATCTCCTGAGGATGAAGATAACCTTAATACTATCATCATCCAAAAATCAATGGAGACAAAAACAAAACCGATGCCAGTTTCTAGATATGTTAGACAACTTATTGTTGAGCATATAGTAGAGGAGACATCACCAGAAAAACAATTAACAAAAAATTAAGTAAATTATGAGTAGTCACGAAGACAACATTAAAAAAGAGTTTGAAGCAGCTGAAGGTATACAAGATACTGAAGCCACTGTTAAGACTAATGAGGATGGCGTAGTTACTGAACTGGGTAAGGTTGATACCACCAGAGGTAGTGGAATTACATCACCAGACGATCCTGAAATACAGAGGATTCAGGCTTTGGCAGGTTACGTAAAATTAGATTTAGGTAATTTTCCATCAAGAGGTAAATTTTATAGAGAAGATTTTGAAATCCATATTAGAGCCGCAAGAGTTGGTGAGATTAGAGAATTTTCTACATTAGATGAAGATAACATTTTAGATGTAGATGAAAAATTAAATTCTATTCTTGTTAACTGTACTAAGATAATGTATGGTACACAAAGAGGTTCATATAGAGATGTCTTAGAGGAAGATAGAATCTTTCTAATTTTGGCAATCCGCGAATTAACATTTAAGAATGGTGAAAATAAACTTATGATGCCAGTAGGTAAAAAGGCATGTCCAACTGGTGCATGTAAATCTCAGGATTCTGTAGAACTTAAAACTACTAATCTTCAATTCCAAGAAGGTGATGAGTTATTGGAAAAGTATTACGATTATCAGAACAAGTGTTTTACTATCCCAACAAAAAACCATGGAGAGATTACATTAGCACCACCTACAATCGGTGTTATGAGAGCAATTACATCATGGATTAGAAAACGTGAAGAAGAAGGTAAATCGTGGGATAAGTCATCTCTTACTATATTACCTTATGTACAAAGAGAATGGAGAGGTTTTAACGATAAAGAAATCTTTTCTGCAATAACAAATTTTCAAGGCTGGGATGCTAGTAAATTTTCAATCATTTACAGACTTGTAGAAAAAGCGAAAATTGGAGTTAAACCTGAGTTTATCTATCCATGTGAATCTTGTGGTGCGGAGGTCACAGTTCCGCTTTCCTTTCCCGGCGGCGTCAAGTCTCTCTTTATTATTCAAGATATCACTTCTGAACTTCTTTAAGGTTAGGGTCTTATTATTGGAAAAATTGCATCTCCAGCCATCTGAGCTGGATTTGCTTCCTTTCTATGAATATGAGTACACTCTTGAAATGTTCAATGACATAATGAAAGAGCGTAATGATGAAGAGCGCAAGCAACAGTCATCATATGAGGATAAATATGATATGGGTGGCATGAAAAAACAGATGAAAAACATGTCATCATATAAAACTCCATCAATGCCGAAAATAAGCATGCCTAAGTTCTAATAAATATAGTATGGCAGCCGTAACACTAAAAGACTTGATGAGCCCTCTATCTAAGATGGAGGCTTATTCAAAAGAAACTAGCGAAAGCGTTAAAAGAATTGAAGATTTTATCGTTAAGGGTATGGGTTCAGCAGGTAGTGCTGATGCCACATCTGCTGCTATACTTTCAGTCTCACAACAACAGTTATCAGTATTACAAAATATTAGATCACTGTTAGGCCAACATCTTAGTGTGGCAATGAGGCATGAAGAAATTGCTAGATTATCTGCTGGTGATAATATGAGACAACAGATAAGAGATAGAATTTTAGGTAATAGGGATTCTTCGGGGAGTAGTGGAAAGATTGATGGTAAAGCTGCTGCAGCATTAAAGGAGTTAGGATACGGTGCTTTACTTACAGGTAAGGCAATGTTAGTGTGGAGCATTGTTCCTAAAAAGGCTGTTAATAAATTCTTAGATTTTGTAGTTAACTCATTTGAAAGATTTGAATCCTTCAATACCGAGAAAGTACAAAAAGGAATTAATGCATTGGGTTCTATGGGAGATGCTATTACAAAGTTTGCTGCAGGTTTGGCTTTAGCAACACCCCTTATCTTAATAGGTCTTGTAGGCTTACCTATTCTTATACCTACTCTATTTATTATGGGTGGTGTCTTTTCTCTTCTTGGTAATAAAAAGTTTTCACAGAACATTAGAAGGGGCGCTAGATCTGTTGATAGGATGGGTGATGCTATTCTTTCTTTTGGTATTGGAATGGCTGCATTTGCTCTTACTACATACTTTATTCTTAAACAACCAGGAATACTCGCAGGGATGGTTTTATCATTAGTACTTATAGGTGGAGCTGTCGCTTTGCTAGGTACTAAAGCAATGAGTAAACCGGTAAGGAGGGGATCTCTTAACTTAATTATTATGGGAGCGGCTGTGGGTGTCTTTGGTATAGGATACGGAATATTTGCTGCTACATTTCCCAAAGGTGTAGGATTTAAAGATATTTTAATACAGGCCGCTGCTATAGCAGGTATAGGAATTGCTACTGCAATAGTAGGAAAATTTGGATTGTCGAATATTACATTAGGCGCATTATCATTAGCTCTTAACGGATTAGGATTGCTTGTATTTAACATGGGTTATGTTCCTTTTGCCGATGCAACTAAAGGAATGTCATTAGGGGATGTTGGAATACAAAGTGGAGTCCTATTGGCGGTAGGTGGTATAATGGCATTAGCCGGTCTTGCTGTCGCTGCAACCGGGGGCGCGGCATTACTAGGACCTGCTCTCTTTGGTGCGGCTGGTGGATCTTTACTTTTGTTAGCACCAGGGCTTCAGGCCATGAAAGATTTAGATTATTCTGAACAAGACTCTAAAGATCTTGCTACTACATTGGGAGCCGTTGCAATGGCATTCTCTGGAATAAATCCTGATAGTGGTGTGTTTGGTATGATAGGTGGATTATTTACCAGGGTTATTCAGAGTGGGGCTGGTCTTGCGGCATCCGCTATGTATGCAGCTGCCGGTGCTTCTCTATCTACATTATCAAAAGGATTGG